TCTGCTTTCAACACCGCGACGGTTAGTTCCGGTTTATCAGCCGGAGAAGTACTTGTGCTCGTAGTCATACGACCTCCGTTTGTATTACGATTACCGGTCAACCCGGCGATTACTGACTCTAATGATCCGAGTCTGTCGGCAAAGCCTGCTTTCACCGCCTGCTCACCAATCAATACACGGCCACGATGGGCCGCCACTTCTTCCACTGTCATGTCTCGGTTTCGAGCCACAGTGGAGAGAAATACATCTTCCAGCGCATCCACTTCGGCCTGAATCACTGCCAGCCCTTCGGCGGTGGCGGCATTGGGCCGTTTATCAGGTGCGCGAGAACTTACAATTTCAATTCGTCCGGTTTCACCATTAAGACGACGACCGGTGACCACACCAATGTTGCCAACCTCCGCAGTGGCATCGATCACAATTTCATCTGCTGCAGTGGCCCACCAGTAATGTGCGCTGGCCGCCATGCCGCCCACATAGGCGATCACTGGCTTTTCTGAATCACGCATCATTTGCCCGAATTCATGAATACCAACAACATTTCCGCCTGGTGCCGTTTCAAAGTGCATCACGATGCTGTGAATAGCTGGGTTTTTCTGAGCCGCATTAAAATCCAGCGCCACCTGACTGACGCTATGTGCGCCACTGATTTCAGTGAACATATTGGCTTTCGGGAATACCGGACCATCCATCGGAATGATGGCCACGCCATCACGCTCAGTGGCCATGCGGGTATTGTTAAGCGGTCGCCCCAGTTGTGCTGCAATGGCCTGTGGATCAGTGTTGCGTTCGGCAATAGCCATGATGGTGTCCATCATGCTGTCGGTTATCGCCCAGGGTGACCCGTTGGCAATAAAATCAATTGCTGTTTTCATCATCTTCTCCGGGCAATAAAAAACCGGCATCTGGGCCGGTTTCTTGGTGTAGTCCATCTTTTATCCGCATTCGTCGCTCACGGACTTGTTGGTGGTGATTGCTTTCCCAGTCACCGCCGGTCACTTCCATGGTGATTTCATCCAGGGTTTTCACGCCCATCCGTTCGTAAATCTCGGCGGCCTTACCTTCCTTGAGCTCATCGATGTGGCCGCGAGGTGGACCGTGCCAGCGTGATTGCAAATAGGCTTGCCGGATAAACGGATCGGTAAAGTATCCAGGAGCCGCAAAACGCCCCAGCGCCACACCCTCATCAACAAAAGATTCAAAAATCGGCTGACAGAACCGTGACACCATCCATTTGCGCTCTTTAGTAAAGTAACGCCAGGCTTCAAGAATTGCGGCCCGTGAAGCGGAATAACTGGATGAAAAATGTTTGATCAGAATTTCATAGGGCAATTCAATGGCAATACCAATTTCACGGACCACCGCGATCCAGAAACTCTCAAAGCCTGCATTTGGTCTACCAGGCGCAGCGGTTTCGATGGATTCATTCACATCCAAACTCAAAATGCTGCCGGTACCCATTTTTAAATCAACGTCATTGGCGGCTTGTGCGACGTTCTCATCACCTTCGGTTTTAATGAATACGGTGAACAATCCGGCCAGTACAGCAGCTTGCAATTCGGCTTCAGTGTAATTACTCAGTTGCTTGAGCGTTTCAATCACCGGTGCCAGATCTGGCACGCCACGTGATTGTCCTGGACGCAGCCGTTTGAACAAATGCAATACGTGTGGATTGCCGTTTTCATCAAACGCATCGTATTCGATCCACTGCGCCGATGCGCCGCGGGATGAACCAGGGTGACTTTTTAAAATCTGGTATTGGATGGTGCGACCATTGGCATCTTTAACCACGCCGTTTCGTAAGGTTTCGGTGTTTTGCTTATGATCCTTGTTACACAACCGGTCTGATTCAATCAGCTGCACGGCCAGTTGATACGGCAGGTTTTTGCGTTCGCGATTGGTGAGCAATCCCAACACATCCCCTTTTTCAAGGTGTGAACGGTATGCGGTACCGGTGAGTTCGGCTAAGGTTTCACCGTCATAACCAATATCTTTGCATAGCGCCTGAAACTCAAACTCGACCCGTTCTTCCCAGGCTTCAGCCTGGTCCTCGGAAATATTCAGATATTTGCGGTTAATGGAGCATTTATGCCATAAGCCATACCCGATCACAGAAGTGACCTTGGTGGAGATAGCGCCTGCAGCAATTGGATTATTGCGGATCAAATCACTGGAACGATCCTGCAGTGTGGGCAGGTCATAGCCTAATGCCGTATCTGCATCCAGTTGTCTGGCACGCCATGCACGCATGGAATTTTTGCGACGGCTGGCACCTTCATATCCTCCAGCCAGAGCGGAATTGATCTTTTCCTCCGCTAACTCACGCGCCACGTTGGCTGGTAATAGAAAATTACCAAATTGAGTGGGTACAGGTTTAGCCACCGAAATAACCTCGCGAAATGCTGATGCCGCCCCGTGACAATCGGCTGACTTTCTTTTGCCAATAGTCGATATTTTTACGAATTTCAACGGCGTTGGCACGGGTCAACTGACGGCCATCAACCATGTAATATTGTGAGCGTGAAACCTTGTCATCTGCCTCCATCCATAAAGCCAGTTTTGCTTCGGCTTGTTCAAGCGTTATTCCGGGCATGGTGTCAAACTCCACTGCTAATCACGCGGCGACCGCGTGTTTTTGGTTTATCAATAACGGCATAAGCGGCTTCATCGGCTGGCAAATTATCAAACAAATCTGACTGGGCCAGTTTCGCTTCTAATGCATCCCATTGGCCGGGTGTCATGGTGTGGATCTTGACTGATCGTCCTGCGTGCAATGCCATCACCGTGCAGTCAATAGCCTCATTACGCACACCTGATTTCACTTGCCAGGATTTTTTCCGGCGAGCGCGTCGATCCGGAACCAGCACCTCAGACATGAGCTGCTCATAAAAATCAGCCCGGACAGTTTTATACCAGTGCATTCGGCCAGGGCCACTGCCTTGAAGCGTCACCCGACCTTTATCACCGATCAGTAACTCTTTGGCTTTATAGGTGCCGACCATGTAGGCCCGCAAACCGTATTTGCTGATCTTGGTTTTGGTTTTCTGATCCAGCTTTTTCGGCAGGCTGAATATTTCACGGGTACCGTAATCATTCGATGAGCCTTTACCGGCCATCAGCCCTCGGTTTTGCCTTGCCCTTACATAACTGTAAACGGCATCATTCGTTTGACCGTCTGATGAATCTATCGTGGCCGCACTAAGCTGCATTTGCCATCCTGCAGCATGGCGCATTGGCCGGAACAATATCTTGTCGAGTTCTGACCAAACCGGATCGTTCTCATCGACCGTGGTGCTTTTCGCTGGAAGTTCATCCCAGTAAACCAGCCACATTTCCTCACCACGACCCCATGCCCAAATGGTAATGGCCACGCGATCATGTTGAACGTCCACACCAGCCGTCAGAATCAGACCGCCATGTGGAACGGTGAAGATTTCATAATCTTCGCCACGCTCCGCCAGTTGGTCTGGATCGGGTGCGTCGGTTTGATACTCGTATGGCAGGGCCAGCTTCGAGTTGGTAAAAACAATCAGTCCACTTTGATCGCCACGATCAGCGTCGTATTTAGCCTCTAAATAATCTCTGACCACATCAGCCAGGCTGGTACCAGGCAAGCAGACATACAGTTCATTCAGATCCCGAAAACCATAAATGCTCGTTGAATCAGCAGTCGGTTCCCATCCACAAAGCGGATCACCTTCGTCATAGGCTGCTTTGACGGTATCGAAAATATTCTTTTTACGCTGCCAGTCATCCCATGCGCTGCCACAGTGCGGGCAGGCATAAATGGCTGAATCTGGATCATTGTTGCCAAACACGGTGTGCGTGATGTTGTCCTTGCGAAAACCCCACGACACGTTGTCCCAACTGAGTACATGCCTTTCATCACAATCATGGCAGCGGATTGGCAACACCATCTGATTCGACAGGTTGATAAATTCTTCAACCCGCGAAACGCCTGCGACCGATGGCGTGCCCCCCAGCACCAGCTTGCCGCTGCGTTGACGCTTGAGCCTTTCACGCGATAACCGGATGGCATCACCTTGATCCTTGACGTTCTCACTAGTGTCGTCTGGTTCTTCAGCAACGACCAGTTGAGCCGGTGTGGATTTGACGTTGCTCACCGAGTTGGAGCCGACCATTTTCAGGAAGCCGCCCGGAAACTTTTTGAACAGGTTTCGCTGGCCATCCTTCCGGACTTTGGTCACATCAATCAATCGCGACATGGCCGGCGTGGAGCGGATGCTCGGTACCAGCTTTTCATCGCTGAATTCTTTGGCTGCACCCTCTTTAGGAAACAGCAGCAATATATTGCCTGGCTGACATTCGGCCCGCTTGCCCAGGTAACCGACCAGGCCAAAGGTCCAACCAATCTGGGCAGCTTTCATCATCACAACTATACGAATATGCTGCATGTCCAAAACGTTGAAGATGCCCCACAAATACGGAACGTAATCGACGTTATATTTGCCCGCTAAATCGCCAGATTCTTCGGGGAGAATAAACTCCGCCCGCATCCATTCGAGTGTTGCTCTATTCTTCGGCGGTATCCATTTCTTTGCGATCCGGCTCATCATCGAGAGCAATGACGCTTTCAGAATCTTCCTGATATCGTCCGGGATAGTCACCGATGAGTTTGTAGGCGGCTGAAATATGGCCATTTACCATGTCCTGATTTACTGCAATATCGTGTTCCCCTTCAATATCGGCCACGATTTTCATGAGCGCATTAGAAACTTCCGACCGGCTGACGGTGGCCCACTGCTCCAGCATCGGTTCCAGATCTTCAACAGATATCAATAAACCCAGGTCTTTCAGGTTCTGCGTTTCCATCGCAATGGCTTTGGCCATGGATTCTCGGATTCGCATTCGGGTCAGTTCTGCCTGGTCAGCACCACCACGCCCAGCGGCTTCATCAGTCAATCGCTGAAACAATGCCTGCAGCAGCTGACCATTCGTGAGATTTTCGGCAACGCCTATTTTCGCGGCCAATTTTGAAACTGCCTGCTGTGACTTTCCAACAGCAAGCGCGATATGGCTTTGGTTAGCTGGTTGGTTGAGGTCAAGTTTCATAGTGTGATCGTTAGTGGTTTATGGTGTTGATATGGGCCAGTTACAACCCCACATGCACCACCACTCCAAATTTTTCAGCGGGAACGTAGAGCCGCAAGCGCCCCACCCCCGAGTAAGGACCCAATTGATATATGGGGTAACTTAATCACGGGTTTGCTCCAAAAACAGTTCATGAGCGTCTTGATTGTTTAAGTTTGATTCTGCAATACGAATCAACCGGACTTTCAATTTGTAATTCAAGATGCCTGCAACAATCATTGAAATGACAGAGATACCCGCCACCACTCCCCCGGTTATTTGTTCAGCGGTCAATCCAGAAATTAACAAGCCCAACCAACTAAGGAAATAAACGACTTTTGATGAGCCGAGAGAAATAGTTTCAAAAAAACGATTGAGAATTTCACTCAAGTTCATGCTGTCACCTAAATCTTGGGCATAAAAAAAGCCCCTAACGCAAGCGCTAGAGGCATTTATGGAATCATGTGCAGATTTATAAAACAACTTGGGGTCCCTTTGCAAACTTTTCTTTCATGTCCGCTAAATCACTGGCGCTGACGTTCACAATGATTTCACCTGCAAAATGTTTTTGCGCTGATTTTACGAACGCTGATTCGATTAATGCAGCCACCTCCGGTTTGTTTTCCTTGATCCAGTTCCATGCAAACACCTTACGTTCTGGATCTAATCGGGAAAGATTGAGCTCCATCAGTTCGACACCAGGTCGCGCAGTGCACTGGCAACAAAACCGATGGTGAAATCATGAGCAGCTTTGATTCGTTTCTTTCCACACTTCAAACGATCAGCGACTTCATCCCAACTAAGCATGCCCCCGGTTTCTTTATCTTCGGTGTAATACAGTATTGTTGCCCGCAGCGCTAAATCATCAAACCTCCCCAGTTCGGTCAAGGATTCCTCAACTCTTTGTTCAGTTGGGAAATCACCCTCATGGATTTTAATGTGATCCATCTGCTCCGCTGACATTGGTGGATAACCCAAACGAGACATGCCATCACGGCTGGCCCACTGTCCCCATCGATACAACAATGATTTAGTGTTCCCCCGAACATCACAATTCATACCCACCCCCATGAAGTAAAAGCCTTGTGACAACCAAGACAACCGAAGACAACCGAAAAAAAA